GGTCGCCCTTCTCGAAGGTGGGTGTGCCGTGCAGGTAGCCGGTGATCATGCCGTCGTAGCGGTTGTTGCGGACCCTCACTGCGAGAGGAACCAGGCCGGCGGTCATGTGCGGCTGTACTCCCTCCAGCGAGGCCAGTAGTAGGCCGCGAACGTGGTCGTGTTCCCCACCGGATCCGAGACGCCTGTCGGGTCGACGTTGCGGATGAAGTGGATCCGGTTCGTCGCCCCCGGGATCAATTCCGGGAACCCGCCGCCTGCCGTGATCTGAGGGGCCGCGCCAGTGGAGATCACTTCATCCAGTGCAGTGGTGAACGCATACACCGACCCGCCTGCTTCAGTGGTGCCGTCGATCGCATACGTGGTGTCGTTGCTGGGAAACTTCACGATCAGCGTCGACTCGTCCGCTGGCACGAAGTACAGGTAGTCGATGTCCAGGTTCCCTGTCCCTGTACGCGATGCGTACAAACCGATGAAGGGCATCTGCACCTTGGACGCAACTCCCGAGTAGCCGAGCGTTCCAGGATCGGCGTATGTCGGCACCGGAACGAACCCAAGATCGACGAAACAGAACGACGTCACTGCGGGGACGATCTGTGCGTCATTCAGCACCAGCGAAGTCGAGGATGACCCATACCCAAGTTGGAGGCTGATGGTATCGCCGGCCACGGTCTGCGCCACCCGGGCATACACCCGGTACTCACCCCTGGCCTCTACCGTCGAGACACCGTTGGCGGGGAATGAGTCCGACAGTCGCAGCGGCGTCAACGTGGTGTTGGTGGCGAACGAGATGCGCGCCTTACTACCGCCGGCCGCGTTGGCGTCAGCCACCGTGGATGCATCGGTGCCGAGGGTCATCGCCTCGCCCTGCACCAGATTGCTGTAGTTTCCTGGGGTGCCGCGGCGCCGAGTAGCGAAGTGAGACCACTTGTTCGTCAGACCGGACGGAGCACCTGTCGAACCTGTCGTGGTGGATACCAGCATCAGCGGGGTCGCCACATCGCCTTGAACGCCGGTGACATCGAACCGGCACGGATTGGTCGCGGCTGTCGGATCGTTCGACACTGTGAAGGTTCCGAGGTCGACCCTGACCCCGTACGCGAACGGCTCGGCATCGATCTGCAGTTGCAGCTGAGTGGTTCGAAGGAGTGTGTTCCTGACCTGCATTGCATAGTCAGGGTTCCCGAATGTCCGATAGAAGACGGGGTTCGGGGCACCGGTCTGCACCTTCAGGATGTTGTTCGCCGCGAGCTGCCGGCCGAGATTCTCGATCGCGGTCGCCGCAGCGCTGTCGGTGGTGGAGCGCATCTCCAGCTGGATCGTCAGGGTGATGTTCTGCGCCACTGACCGAGTGTTGCGGGCGCCGTGCCGCATCGGCGACGACGCCCAGCCCTTGTCGTACTTCGCGGGTGACATGTCCCACCCGTAGCTGACCCTGAACGGGTTTCCGTCATGCAGGTCCAGCAGCACGGTCGGACTCGCCGTCATCGAGTCAACGAACTGCCACGTCGCCACTAGGGCCACCTTCCGATTGCGGAACGGGACAATGCTGTGTCGACCCGATGGCCGTCGAGCAGCATGGGATGGTCCGCGTTGGCTGCCGCAAGCTCCTGCGCGAGCTGCTTGATGGTGTCCTTGTGCAGCCTGAGACCACCACCCATATCGGCGCTGATAGTCAGGCCACTTCTGTTCAAATGGGCCAGATGCTCGAGGTGGGCACTGTGCGCGAGATGTGCGGCATGCGTGGCATGAAGTTGATGCAGCTTCCCGAGCACCTTGTCGTTCCAGTTCGGGAAGCCACCAAGACGCATCTTGTTGACCTCAGCCGGGATGACCGCCTCACCCTTGTGCAGGTAGGCCAACTGGTTGTCGGGTACCCATGGCGTGCCCTTCTCGTACCAGTGCGGCGACCGCGACGACCACTTGGAGTAGGCATTGACCGGGTCCCCGTAGGAGCGGGCGATGTAGGTCAAGCCGGCCAGGGTCTGCGCGTACGGATCGGAGGTCTTCGACGCGCCGACCGAACCCCATGTGGAGTCAAGGAACTGGAACAGGCCGTACGCACTCGATGTCGGGTTCTGTGCGGTGTTGTTGAATCCAGACTCACCCATGATCAGCGCCCGCAGCGAGTTCCATTCCGCACCCATGCCCCAGCCTCGCTGGGCGGCGAGCGTACGGACGATCCCCTCGTTCGAAGCGTGGCCGGACGGTCCACCAATCGGGGCCCCGATACCGACTGCGGACCCGAGCGCATCCATTGCCTTCTTGGGAAGGTTCTTGACCGCGATCAAGCCCTTGCCGACGATCGACCTCAAGGCCGCCGGCATGTCACCGAAGACCTTGTTCGCAATCGCCGCGCCGTTGGATACCGAAAGCCCCTTGATGAGGCCGCCGATCAGGTGGCCGCCGATCTCAGCGAAAACCGTCGACGGGGATTTGATCCCGAAGAAGTGCTTAACCGCACCTACGACGGGATCGACAACGTTGACCTTGATCCACTTGCCGATCCCAGCCATGTCGTTCTTGATGCCCTGCAGCAGTCCACCGATGAGGTTCGTGCCGTGCGATACCAGCCACTTGCCGGCCGCTCCGAACGGCCTGACAACTGGAACAATCACGTTGTTGTAGACCCACGAACCCACGCCGATAGCGATCGCGACCACGCCGTTCTTGAATCCGGCAACAAGGTTCTTCCCCTGCTGGACCAGCCACGACCCGGCCTTCGAGAACGCCCCGACCACCGGGGAGATCACATTCTTGCCGAACCAGCCGCCGATGCCCTTGCCCACCGACGCGCTGCCGTTGGTGAACCCTGCGATCAGGTTCCGGCCTTGCTGCACAAGCCAGGAACCGGCCTTGCCGAACGCCCCGACCACTGGGGAGATCACGGATTTACTCAACCAGCCGGCGAGGCTGCGCGCCTTGTCGACGAACCCATTGATGAAGCCGGCGATGATCTCATGGCCCCGCCCGACCAGCCACTTTCCGGCGGCGGTGAAGGGTGAGATGACGCTTGCCACCGGCGCCCGCATGATCCAGGCCCCGATGCCCTTCGCGGCGTCGGCGATGCCGTTCTTCAGACCATTGAACAGGTCCCTGCCCTGCTGCAGAAGCCAGGAACCCGCGTCCTTGAACGCTCCCACTACGGGGGAGATGACGTGGCTGGAGAACCATGACCCCAATCCGGTGGCGAGAGACGCTGCGCCGTTCAGTAGCCCACCGACGAGGTCCTCGCCTTTCTGCAGCAGCCAGGACCCGGCGCTCTTGAATAGTTCACCGATCTTCCTCAGGATCTCGCCCTGGATCCCCGCGATCAGTTCGCCCGCGCCCTTCAGTGCCTTGGTTGTGACGTCGCCTTGCATGTTGAACGACTTCACCAGGAAGGAGCCGAAGGTCTTCGCGACCTTTCCCCAGTCGATACCGGTGACGAACTGCCCCACCGCGTCGGTGGCGTCCTTGCCGATACCCTTCCAGTCAACCTTGCTGATCAGATCCTTCAGCGGCTGACGGATCTTCTCACTCAGGTTCCCCAGATTCTGGAACAGGGTGGCCACCGCGTCGCCGAGCGACTTCCCGATGCTCTTCCAGTCAACGGATTTGAGCATGCCTGTGACCGCGCCACTGATGTTCGAACCGAGCTTGCCCCAGTCGATCTTGTCGATCAGTGCCCCGATCGCGTCGCCGAGGGTGCCGATCGTCGACGAGGCGCCCTTGAGCGCGGACTGAAGTCCTTCGCCGACCGCGCCACCGAGCTTCGACCAGTCGCCGTTCGCCAGGCCCGTATAGAGACCGTCGATGATCCCGGTCGCGAGCTTGGCCATGTTCTTCGGAGCATCCTTGACGCCCTCGTTGATCTTGAGCAGGAATCCTACGACGGGCGAGTCCTCATCAATATTGAAGGCTTTCCGGAACTCGCTGGTGAAATCGTGCTTCACCAGCAGGTTCCAGACACCCTCGATGCCTTGACCGACCTTCAGTAGAAAACCCACGATCGGGGAGTCTTCTTGAACGTTGAACGCCTTGCGGAACGCGCTGCTGAAGTCGTGCTTGATGAGGATGTCGTAGAGCCCTTGGATTCCCGGTATCACATGATCCGCGACGAACTCCACCACGTTCTGGAGCGGCGGCACCAGGTACTTGGAGATGAAATTGCCGGCGGTATCCGCAGCGCTGGGTAGGTTGTCCCCCAACCAGGTAGCGGCCTTGTCGACAACAGGCAGCAGCGCCCCGCCGATCGTTTCCTTGACGTTCCCGATGATCACGCCGAGCTTGGTCAAGGGATCCGATGCTGCAGCAGCGGCACCGCCGAACTCCCTGCCGAGTTCATGCAGGATGACCTTCTGTGCCTGCATCGTCTTACCGGAATTGACCAGGGTCTTGATCTGCTTGATCTGCTGATCAGTGAAGGAAACGCCAACCTTCCGCAACGCCGTGATGCCCTTGATCGGGTCGTTCAAGGCCTTGCCGAGCTGGATGCTCGAGGCCTTGATGCCTTCGGTTGTGACTTGGCCGTCGTTCAGCGCGGCGGTCATGTCGGTAATAGACTGCGTGGCCTGGTTGAAGATGTCGTTGCCCTTGCCAACACCGTTCTTGATGTTGGTGAACGTGAGCAGCAGGTTCTCCCCGGACTGCACGGCTTCGTCGTCGGCGCCGGTCTTGTTGCTGATTGCTGTGGCGAGGTCGCCGACCTGCTTGGCGCTGATCTTCGCGACCCCGCCGGTGGACCTGATCACCTGGTCGGTGACACGGCCCACCTTCGCTGACTCCCGGGCCTCATTGATGAAGTCCTTGAAGACCTCGACACCGGCGACCACAGCCATCGCACCGGCGATCTTGCCGAATCCGGTGGTCATCCCGGCGACGAGACCATGGGACCGGGCCGCGAGGAAGCCGAACTTCTTCTCCACCCGGTCGGAGGCCTTACCGACTTTGTCGAACGCGGGGGAGGCCTTGTCGTGGCCGAGGATGTCGAACGATACAGCAGTCACGGTTCACTCCCCGTCATTCATGTCGATGAGTACCGTTTCGTAGGTGTAGAGCGTCGCCCAGTCCTCGTTGATGAGCTGGGACAAGGGAATGCGGGTGGCGAGACTCAGCTGGACAAGCCAGTAGGTGTCGGTACCGCTGGCGTAGGTTCCACAGCCTGCTCGTCAGCCTCGTCCTTGGGCGCCTCTTCTACTTCGGCGATCGTGCCGAGCCAGGCCTCGAATTCGGCACTCTCCTGGCCGGTGTAGTGCAGCGAGGCCCACGCCAGGAAATAGCCGGCCTCGACCCTCGTCGCCTCGGTGATGCCGCCTGTAGTCCGGAAGCGGCGCTCAGCCTCAACCTGAGCTCGCGGAGTCGCGAGGATCGACACTTTGCGATTGTCGGAGTAGGTGACCTTCAGTTTCGTTGCCATGCCTGACCTTCCAGCCCTGACCTGAATGTGGCAGCGGGGCCGCCCAGGTCAGGTGGAACGGCCCCGCTGGTCTAGATCTTTTTCGCGAGCTTCACCGCGACTTCGTCGATAACCTTGACGACTTCCTTACGGACGTCTTCGGCACCGGAGAACAACGGATCCGTCCACCAGTTCGGCGACACTTCCTGGTCGTACCAGTAATGCCTGTTCCCGTAGAGAGGATGCCGAAGCCGGCCGCGGTTCAGGGACGCAAGGTCCCGATCTTTTCCGCCCGGAGTCTTCGCTCGACCGACGAGGTAGATCGCCGGATTGCGACCGGCCCGCCGGCGCGTCTTGACCCGCAGTGACTTGGCCAGCTCGACGGCGTAGCGGCGAGGCAAGAACTTGGGGGCCTCGGATTTCACGCGTTCGGTCAGGGGCTTCACCGAACGGTTGATGCCCCTATATAGCTCCGACCTGAGCTCCTTGTCCCCTGCCTGCCGGAGCGCCCTGGCGAGTTTGCCGAACTTGTCCGCGCCTTCGATGCGGAGTTCGGCGACCATCTACCCGACCTTGGCGATCGCCGACGCCGCGTTCCAGGACGCCGTGATCTTCACCGCATCGCCGACACCGGCGTCGACCGAGAAGTCCGGAAGGACCGTGCCGAACCAGTACTGGGCGCTGTTCAGCTTCGACGGGTACAGGTAGAACTTGCGGGCCACGCCGTCGGTTGCGGCGGTGTAGGTTTGCACGGTCGCGTCGTCGTAGAAGCCGGCGAAGTTTCCAGACGAGTCCGGAAGGCCGGCGACGTACACCTTGTTCGGGTCGCCGAACGCGGTCACGTCGGCCTTGTCGGTCTGGGCGTTGATCGACCAGGCGTTCAGGAACGCGATCGGCTCCGCGGTGCCGCCGCTGGCGAGGTTCATGTACACGGCCCCGTTGCGGCCATGGATGCGAGCCATACTTTCACTCCTCCAGTAGTTGCAGCAGAAGGGCTGCGTGTTTCTCGAACGTGCGGTCAGCGACCGCCGCCCGGGCCTGTTTTGCGGCTTCCTCCCGGAAACCGTCTTTGCCCAGCCACCACTTCAGTTGATCGCTGGCGTCTTCTGGTGTCGCGAAGGTGGGGAGCATCGGCAGGACCTCATCGCCCTCGCCGCGTGGGTCGCGCAGGAAGAACAGCCCTGCCGCGGCCATCTCGACTTCCCGAGGCCCCATCGCCCAGCCTTTTTCGGATCCGCCGTCCTCGATCTCGCGGCGATAAAGGTTCAAGCCGGCCTTCGATGACTGGTAGAGGCGGACACCTTCGATGTTGTCGCAGCATTGATCGATCGGGTGTGCCAGGTGCTTTCGAAGCGGAGACCCCTCGTCGAGGCCTTGCCAGTTCCCTGCGAGGGCCACATCGATGCCCTCGAGGTTCATCGCCTCGAAGAACTCGATCCGCGACTTGAAGCCGGTGCCGACGAATGCGAAGTCCGATGCTGCTTCCGGGTCGAAGGGTCCTGGCTTGTGGATGTGCGGCCGGTAGGCGTGCGGCATGTAGACCGATGGGGCGACAGACCTGAACCGGTCCAGGTTGATCGGGTCGTTCAGCAGGTTCAAGTCCGCGTGGGCCGCCAGCGCCAGTTCCCGGTCCGTCTCGTACGGCTGTTCAGTGTGGATCAGCACGACCTTGTGGCCGCGGTCGCGCAGCAGATCGAGCATCTCGGCTTTCACCAGGAACCCGGTCACCACAACGACGACATCGGGCCAGTACTGGTAGCACGCCGACAGCAGACCGTTGATCGCCAGATCGGCCGCCTGGTCTGAAGTGAGGGCCTTGCGGAACAGGTCGTCAGCAACATGCATGTAGGTGCGGTCGTAGAACGTGAGCCGGTCATGCAGGTTGTAGGTGGCAACCCTCACGCCTGCAGCTTTCAGCCCTTCATGCCATCCGGTATACACGTCGTGCACTGAGAACCCAGGTCCTGGATGCACGAGAAGGGTTCTCACAGCCACTCCGGATGCCGCAGTGTCCATTCCACGGTTCGCCGCAGCGAATCCTCGAGCGGCATCGGGGCCTTCCAGCCGAGCGCTTCGATGCGTTCCCCATTCATCGCATACCGCAGATCGTGACCCGGCCGGCTGGAGTGGAAGTCGACGAGTTCGTAGTTGAGGTCCCGCCCCGCGAATTCGGCAACCTTGCGGGCCATGGTCAGGTTGTCGACTTCCCGCTCGCCGACGACGTGGAACCTGTGAGGTCGCGTCAATATCTCGCTGTGAGCGACCGCAGCGAACGGGTGCACCAGAAGGTAGATCAGGGCGTCGGCCTGGTTGCGCGCATGCAGGTAGTGCCGCGATCCGACCGTTCCGTCGGGCGCGGCGTGGATCGTCATCGGCTCGCCGGACAAGGCCCGCTTGATCGTCATCGGAATGAACTTCTCCGGGTCCTGCATCTCACCGATGATGTTCATCGTGTTCGTGATGACCAGCGGCACGCCGTAGGTTCGCCAGTAGGAGATCGCGATCGCTTCTTGTGCTGCCTTCGATGCCGCATACGGGTTGGACGGGACGATCGGGTCCCACTCGCGTGAGTCGTAGCCGACGGGGACGGGGCCGTAGACCTCGTCGGTGGAGATCTGGATCATCCGCTGCAACCTGGGCATTTTCCGGGCCGCCTCGAGCACGTTCAATACCAGGCTCACGTTGTTGCTGACGAACGGGGCCGGGTCGCTGATCGAGCGGTCGACGTGAGACTCGGATGCGACGTTCAGCAGGAAGTCGCAACGGTTCCCGCCGAGTCGATCAAATGTGATCCGGTCGATCGGGGCGGACAGATCGCAGTGCTCGACGGTGACACGCGGCCACCATTCAGGGTGGTCCTGCAGTGAGGACGTGATGCGGGCCGGCATCCCCTTGTGCCGAAATGACACGGGACACGCGATCGTCCAATCGGTTTCGGTGAGTACGTGTCTGAGCACGTGGCTGCCGACGAAGCCCGAGGCTCCGGTGAGAATCAGGTGGGACATCCTGACCTAGTCCCCAATCTCAAGGTTGAAGTCAACGGATAGGTAATCGATGCCGGCGTAGTTGGTGACCTTCTCTCCTTCCGCGTTGACGACCCGGCTGTAGTCGACAAAGCCGCCCAGGGTGGGGTCGGCGTCGATGGCGGCCTTGATGGACTTGGCCCCGCTTGCTGCGGCGTATTCATCGAGGGATGTGGCGCCCGCGTCGGTGTTGGCGAACGACACGAAGACGGTGATCCGCCAGGTGGTGTCGACGAGACCATCGAAGGACACGTCGTAGTTCGTATTCGCCCGTCGTACGACCGCCGCGTCGACGACGATCTCGCCGGGTGGGCGCTCGTAGACGTTCAGATCGGGGACGGTTTGCAGGTTGCCGGCGATCCCTGTCCTGATCTCCTCGTTGGTAGCCATCAGGCCACCATGAACGCGTTACGCCGGTACGGGTTGGCGAACCGCGCGAACCGTCGCCTCGCCTCCGACCCGAGCATTGTGACGTCGAAGTCTTCGTAGCCTGAGGCGACGGTTCCGGCGGAATCCTTCAGCTTGAAGGTCTCCGCCGCGACGATCGCCGCGGCCTGCTTGATGGCCCACGGTACCGACGGCCACCCCCAGACGCCGTCGATCTGGATCCTGTCGTTCCTGGTGGGGATGCCGATGATGACCGGGAAGGTCTGGGACCCGACAGCCCGGATCTTCACGTATGGCTTCGCTTCGGGGCCGGCGTACACGTTCGGGGTGTCGTCGTCGCACAGAAGCTGGTAGTCGCTGGCCGTCCAGGTCGTCTCGAACGTCCCGTCCCCACCCGAGTCGGTCTTCAGGGCGTTGATTGAGACCAGGTCGTAGAACTCGGGGAGCTCGAGGAAGTACAAGCCTCCGCAGGGGTTGAGAGTGCGCACCTGGGGTGACCGGTAGAAGGTCCGTTCGCAGTACTGCTCCAGTGAACGAGATGCTGCGAAACAGGCGGAGTGGTACTCGAAGTCGTCGGTGCCGCGGGTGTCCTTGAAGCGCGATTTGAGCATGTCCACGGTGCAGTAGAGATGACCCAACTGGGTCTCAAGCACCTCCCAGGTGCCGGCATTCACGTCCGATGCAGCGACGGTCCCGATCCATTCGTATGACCAGGTACCGGCAACGGGGCACGGGATGTCTTTGGTGTACACACCGGCGCTGGTCCTGCTGATCTGCGCTGCGGCATAGGTGTAGGTCGTAGCCGCGCCTGTGGGGTCGGTGATCTCAAGGCTTATCGTTGCCGGGTCGGTCGGGGTGCCGTTCACCGAGAAGGTGTTGGTGAGGGTGGCGAGTTCTGCCGATCCTTCGAAGAACACAGACGCGGACATGTTCCTCCTAGTCGGTAACGGTCGAGGTCGATGTCCGTCGGGCAGTCACCATGGCGGTCCCCGTCAATCCGGTGACAGTCGATGCGGATTGTGCATTGGTTTCCGCTCCACTAATCACCGCTATGTAGGCAGTGCCTAGTCCAGATGCGGCGCCGGCAGGCACAAGAACCGCGAGTTTTGGAGCAAAAGCGGCAGCCGTGGCGACGGCTGCCGCGGCCGATGCGGAGACGGCCTTGGTGATTGACGCATTGTTAGTGACTGCGGAGGCTGATGCCAGGCCAGCGATTGCATAGATCGCCGACGTGGTCGCTGCGTTGCTCGCGGTCGCGGTCGCGGCGGCGGTTGTCGGGCTGGTGCCGACTTTCGCCGCTGCGCCGTTGGCCACGCCCGTGGCTGCCGCAACCTGGGCGTTGGCGTTGACGAACGAGCCTGTCTGCACGGTCGCGTTGAATGCCGACCCTGCGCCCGTGGCCGGTTGAGTTCCTGCGCTGGAGTTGGGCGACGGGCCGAACCCTGCTGCTGTACCTGCGGCCGTCCCCGGCGAGGCGGCCACCGACACGGCAGGATTGTTGGCGGTTCCTGATCCGGCCGCGATCTGCGCGATGGGGCCGACGTTCGGGATGGGGCCGTTCGCGGTACCCGTCGCGGTAGCGGTCCCGGCGTTGACGTTGACAAAACTGCCCGTCGAAACGGTTGCGTTGAACGCCGCTCCTGTGGCGGTGACAGCAGTGACGCCCGGGGCGACGCTCGGGGTAGGGGCGTTGGCTACTGCCGTAGCCGTTGCCGCCGACGATGTGGGGCTGATCAGGGAAACGGTGCCGTTCGCTGTCCCGGTGGCGGTCGCTGCTGTGGGGACTGGCTTGACCTGACCTGTCGGATTGCTCGCGATGCCCACAGCGGTTGCTAATGCAGCCGCCGGGGCAACCTGGGACTGCGGGTTGTTCGCCGTTCCCGTGGCGGTGGCTACCTGCGCGGATGCGTTGGTATGGGGCGCGGTGCTGATCGTCGCGTCGTAGGCGGTACCGGTCGCGGTCACCGGGGTATCGGCGATCAGGTTTAGGCTGATGCTGCCGCCGGTGGTGTCGAAGTACGCCGTACCAGTGGCCTGCGCCACATCAGCAGGTGCGTTCGTTCCCGGCGGCACGAAAACACCGGATTGCGGCTGCTGCTGGAGCGGCCACGGCCCGATCAGTTGTGCCGGCCAGCGCTGCGCACCCGGCGGTGGCGGAGCCGCAGGCGCAGAGCCCGCCTGGAGCCACACGGTCGCGATGGCGGCCCAGAAGTCGGCCGGCAGCGTGCCGGTCAGGCTGATCGTCGTGCCGGTGCCGGCCGCGGTGTTGCCGGCGATGTTCCAGCCTGCGTTACCGGTTGTCCCGGACTGCAGCACCGTAGTCGTGTTGTTCGTCGCTGTGAACGTCGAGCCGCCGACGAAGTGCCCGATAGCGAGACCGCCGGTGGGGCAGCTCGCCGAGGTGACTGCCGCCGTGCCGCTCGAGCCGGTAGCGGTTGTCACGGTGGGCGCGTTGTGGTCCGCACCAGTGAGGGCGTACGCCTTCTGCTCCATGCTGTCGGCTGACGTGGACGCCGTGACAGTGACGTTCTTAGCGCCCGCACCGAGCAGCCCAGCGGCCGAGAGGGACGCATTCAGCCACCAGAAGACCTGCTCGAAACCGACCGTGGCGCCATTGGCGTGGACGATGATCGATGATCCGTCGGGGGACAGGTTCGCCCCGGCCGGGTCGAGCTTCGCCGCGAGCGTGACCCCAGCGTCGCTGGCCTTGTCGTAGCCGGTGTGCAGTTCGAGGTCGTCGCCGGTCAGCAACGTCACCGAGGTGGTGATCGTGGTCGATGCGGCAACTATGTCGCCGGCGGTACCGGCGGGGAACGGCGCCCGAACGGTGGCGGCCATGGGCTACCCCGTTTCGGTTAGTTGCAGCCGAACAGGCGCATCTGCTGCACGACGGTCTGGTTGGAGGCCGACGACGCCGACCAGGTGCCGAACAGCTCCACGTACTGGGCGACGCGCGGGTCCAGGGCCGTCCAGGTGCCGGTGAACCCGGCGTGCTGCGCACCCGTGGCCGGCGCCCCACCGGATGCCACCGCGTGGTACAGGACCTCGCCGTTGCATTGCAGCGTCATCGCGGATGTCGTGAACGCGGTACAGGTGATGCTGGCGCGGACACTGAACGGTGCCGTCACCGAAGCAGTAGGCGTGTAGGCCGTGTTGATCGTGATGTTGCCGGTGGAGGTGGCCACGGTCGGGTTGACGTTGATTGCGTTCGCGAACGTCGCCGCCGCCGTGTTCTGGATCGTCCCGTACATCTCGAGGTACAAGGCGCGGCCGACCGGGCTGGGGTTCGTGTTCAGGAAGAACCCGGCCGGGATCGCGCAGACCGTGTTCGTGCCCGCGACGCCCGTATAGGCGGCGATCGTGGTCCAGGTGTTCTTGGTGACCGGCGCCTGTAGCGAATACAGCAGCTCGGTGACGGTCCCGGTGAGGAAGCTCATCTCTTCTCCTATGCCTTCAGGACCAGGACCCAGTCGGGGTCACCGGCGGAGTTGTTGCCCTTGGCGGTGGCTGAGTTGTACGTCGACCCTGGCGTTCCCGCGGAGGTCGCGCCGCTGACCGGGTCGATCCAGGTCACGGTGTAGCCGCTGGCCATCTTGGTTTGGTCGATCGTGATGTTCATGGCCTTCGCGCAGTAGACGACCGCCAGGCTCGACCCTGAGCCCGTGTCAGGGGTTCGCGAGGCGGTGACGTAGGCGTCGGTGTTCGCGGTGTACGGTGTGCCACCTCCGCCTGAGGCGATCGCTGAAGCGTGCGTGCCCCGACCGGCGGTGACGAGCGCACTGGAAGTGTCGGGCGCGAGCTTCCACCAGTTCGGAAGATTCGCGAATGCGGTCGTGATAGCGGGCATCACGGCGGTGTAGAAGGTCTTCGAGGTAACCGCGTTCGGCCAGGTCGCGCCGCCGATCCAGATGTCGTTGTCGCCGGTGGAGAATCCGCAGGCCCCAGAGCTGAGAGCCCACCAGATCATCTGCCGTTCGAGCCGTACGTCGGTCTGGCCGGAGTCGACGCCGCTCGCGATGTAGAACCCGTCGCCCCATACCGGAGGCACTGGGCCCTGTACGTCGTCGGAGACCGTCGGCGTGTACAGCTGAGCTTTCTCGACCACGTCGTAGCTGACGTTGTAGCTGTATCCCCATTCGTACTGGGCGTGGACGTCGAACGCCAACGGGTCCTTGGTGAGGCTGGAGATGTCCTGCCGGGACGTGGCTTCCTGGAAGTTCTGGATCGACACCAGGTGTGTGTCCCCGGCGGCCCGGAGGTTGGTCAGGAACGCGGACAGATTCGAGTCGATCCCGCCGAAGTAATCGTCACCGAAGATCCACAAGATGTTGGGGGTCGTCTTGTACCGGTTCCCGATGAACGTACCGAACGCCTGCCACTGCGCCGTCGACCACGTCTTCTGCGCCGCCGGGGTGGGGGACATGTCCAGCGAGGGTGTCGTGATGTTCATGACGACCGTGAAACCGAAGCTCGCGGCCGTCGAGAAGAACAGGTCCCGGCGAGCCCAGAAGGTGCTGTTCGCCGCAGTCGTCGGGTCCATCGTCGTGGCGAACGGGTAGGCGCCGTCCCAGTCCTGGCCCGTGTTGAACGTCATCGCGGCCTGCGCGTTCGGATACGAACACCACGACACCTCGACCGCGGTGTACCCCTGCGCCTTGCGGTTGGTGAAGTAGCTGTTCCAGATCGTCGTGTACGTACCAGGCGCGCCACCGTCGCACAGCATCGACCAGTTGTCCTCGCAGACGAACAACCTGGGGCTGCCTTGCTGGTCGATGAAGTAAGCGCCGTCGGATGATGCCCCGACGATCGCAGGAACGACGGCACTCGGGTTGAAGTGGACGTTGTTGACGACGTTGACCGGCATCAGACCGTGATTCGCAGCAGCCCGTTAGCACTCCACACGATGGTGAAGGTTCCGCTGGTGACCGAGTTCGCACCACCGAAGTAGTTGAAGCAAATGCCCGGCTTGCCCGCGAGGGTGTCGTCGTACACCAGGCAGCCGTAGGCGTTCGCGATATCGGCGGTGGACCCCGATGCGACATCGGTGGCGTCCCACATCACCACACCGGTGGAGGGGTTCGTCACTGCGGGGGAGGCGATGGCGACCCCGGCCGCGGGCCAGTCCGTCCCGCCACCGGAGGTGTCGATGACCTCGTTCGCGACCACCCACTGCGACGTGGCCTCGTTGTACCCGGTGAGAGCAGAGTCCTTGTCCGGGGTCGTCGTGTTGTTGTACAGCGCCGCCTTGAACGTGTCCACGCCCGTACCGCTAAGGTCGTAGGCGACCGCGTTGCCGATGGCGTCCGTGACGAACTCGCGGAAGATCGCCGAAGCAGACCAGGCCATCAGTTCTCTCCGTTCGCTTCGCCGGTCGCCTCGGCGACACCGGCCATTGCCTTCACGACCACATCCCGAACCAGGTTGCGCCGGTCGACATCCGCCTGCGCTTCGGCGACGTCGGCCTCAGGCAGTCCGGCCACCGTGGACCGGGCCGCCTCCAGCTCTGTGGCCGTAGCCTCCAGCTGGCCCTTTGCTCGCTGCTTCGCGGCCTTCGCCTCGTCGAGATGAGCTTGCGCCCGCTCGATCTTCGCGTCCGCCCGCTCGACAGCGTCTTCGGCCTCGCTCAAACGGCGGGCCAGATTCGAGACATCGACGACCCGCCAGAACGCCTCAGTGTTCTCCATGACTACTCCTTGTTGGTGGCGCACGGGGCAAGCACCGCGCAGTCCTGGCCTTCATCTCTGGTTGTGACAACCGACATCACCGGACGGCCATCCGCGTCGGTCTGGACCCGCTCCTGACCCACATAGTCGCCGCGCTCCACCGCCTCGACCTTCGCCTTCGTGCCGGCGGGAACGAATGGTGTTGCGAGTCCCCGCAGACCGCGGCAGATATGGAACGGGGTATGCGGCCGCGATTCATTGGTGATGTGGGTCTGCACACAGTTCGGGCATTCCCACCTGTGCTCAGGCGAGAGGATCGGGATCATTTTGTCGCCACCGCGCGCGTATCGGCCGGCGAGGGCCGGAAGTCCACGACCACATCCCGGAACCCTGCCGACACCAGGACATGTTCGAGATGTTCAGGATCGACGTTGCCGTAATACTCGTCAGAGCGCAGCGGGCCGCCATCGACAGCTGAATGCTCTGGCCGGCCAGGACCGGCCATGGTGAGAATCAGCCGGCCACCCGGCTTCAGGGCTTTGAATGCGGTGAGGCAGATCTCAGGCCAGACGGGCGTGTGCTCGAACGTCTCCGTCGAAGCCACCACGTCGTATTCGCGGTCCGGAACCCAGGTGGAAGCATCCGCGACGATGTCGACACCATCGCCTTCGCGGATGTCTACCGCTACGTACGTCGTAGCGTTCGGGAAGAGGTCACGGATGGATCCATTGACATTCCGGCCTCCGAGATCGACCACTGAGACCTCGTCCGCGACGGCGTGCCGCGCTACCCAGGCCAAGGCTTCAGCATGCATGCTCGGCGGCCCTCTCTTCGAACAGCTTCCGGTCCTGCGCGGAAAAGGATTGGCCGAGCTCGTACACCTCGTCGTTGTCGGCCTTGCCGAACAGCGGGTGGTGGTGCTCCACAACCGACCCCAACGCCATCGCCCACACGTTGCGTTGTTTGGAGGCGAGGACCATTTCGTCGTCGACGTACCAGTGCCGGTAGCCCTCGTGGCAGACGTTCTTCGGGCCGTCCCAGGATGCGCCGGTCTCGTCGATGTAGGAGCGGCGGATCAGCATGTGCGTCGCGTGCTCCCCGGAGGTGACCCGCGGGTTGCTGAGGTCGTTGGTCCCTACGACGTGGAACCTGTCACCCGCGACGGCCTGTGCGTGGTCGAGCCAGCCGGCACGGAAGGTGACGTCGTCTCCGGTGACGAACACCCAAGGTTCGGTCGTGAGGCTGTATCCGGCGTTCATGCGGGTCGCGAAGGTCGTTCCCTGGGAGGTCATCAGCACTTCGGCACCGGCTTCTCGCCAGGCCGCTTCAGCTTCGTCCTCACCCGGCGCGGCGATTGCGTAGACGGTCGCGAGCCCGGTGGATGCACGCAGCGAGGCCATGAAACGTTCGGCGTTCTTGAAGCGCATCGCGGGCACAAGTACCGCGGTACGTTCCTTTGCCGGTACGGCGTCCACCTGATGCCAGAAGTCCCGCTCGGACAACCAGGAAGGCTTGAAGTGCGTGGTCCGGATCCCGGTGTGCACGAACACCGGGAACCCCAGTGCACCGGCGCGCATACAGAAGGAGAGGTCTTCCCCGATCAACTGATTCCGCGTCGGGTTCATCACCCGCTGGTAGCAGAAGCCGTAGTCCTGGACCATCTTCTCCAGGACCGACCGGTGGATCAGGATGCATGCAGACCCGGTACCGGCGCACTTCAGGAGCGTGTTCACGGGATATTCGGTGCGCGACAGGAAGCCCTGCTCGCCCGATTCCAGAGTGACCCAGTCATAGATGGTGGGAACCATCGATGTGGTCCAGCCGCCCATGCCGTCCGGGTCGTGCTGCTTCTGCGCGAAACACAGGCCGCCGACGACGGGCCGGTCCACGGGGTCGGCGACCGCCATCAGCTTGTCGACAGTGTCGGGCGCGAACCCCATGTCGGTGTCGATCCAGAGCAGCCAGTCGGCGTCCTTCTCGGCAAGGAATTGCTTGACCGCCTTGTCTCTGGCGCCGGCGATCCCGTCGGCGCCGTAGCAGCGGATCGCCAGCCATCCACCGCGGGCAACATGTCCTTCGCTTCCGAGGTCCCAGGCGATCAGGTTCAGCAGCGATTGGTGCCACGACTGGGTGATCTCGTTCGGGTGGACGTAGGCCACCGTCACCGCGTCATTGGGCACGCGCGCGGGTCCGCTTCTCGCCCGGGGCGGCGGTCGCCTGCTCCACATGGCCCAGTGGGTAACCGTCGGCGTCGAGCGGGCGGCTCGAGGACAGGCCGAACCGGCCGTCGGAGGAGAAGAAGTTCGGGTAGGCCAAGACCACCGGGTCGTCGGCCGGCCAGTGCGAGCCGTGCACGATCGGCACCGAAGCGCCGGTCTTCGGGTGGGAAGCGACCACGTTCACGGTCGAGAAAACAATGTCCATGCTGGTTCCTTTCCTTGTTCCGGGTGATGCGAGGGCCCCAGCCACCCGGAAGGACTGGGGCCCTCTGCCCTCGGGGATCAAGCCGAGGGGGTTCCAGGACCGATCAGGTCTGGTTCAGCAGCCGGAAGCCCTGGTTGTTGGCGCTTCCGCCGCCGATCCGGGCGTACGCGAACCAACCGCGCTGGCCGGTCGGCCGGTTGTTCGTTACGTCGAACAGGGTCGGGACGAGCTCGACGTTCATGCCGCCACGGCGGGCGATCACGTAGTTCGAGAAGTCGCCGACGACCGCGACGTTGGTGTGCACCCCGGACGACGTGAGGTCCGTCATGTACGGGGTCTCGTACCACTGCTTGTTCATCAGGACTTCCGCGGCGCCGGCGGACAGCTGCACCGTGGTGGCGTGGAAGTTGTTCGCGGTACCGAGCTGGCGGATCTTGTTGTTGATGTCCACCGCGCCGAGCCACGACGCACTGCGGCGGAACCGCTGCGGCAGCTTCGCCCACACGTTGTAGATGTCAGCCGCGGCCAGCGTCCCTGCCGTACCGAGCAGCACCTCGACCGTGGTGTCGGCGTCGAGAGCCGTGACGATGCCCTGTGGCTCACCGGAACCGGAGCCGTTGGTGAACTTGTTGACGAGCAGCTCGTCGTATCCGGCCGACAGCAGATTCGACATCTCCGACGCGAACTGCGGGTAATCCTGCCCGAGCTCGATGCTGTAGGGGATGAAGCCGCGGGCCATGAACACGCTCACCGACGGCTGCGCCAGGGTCGGCGAGTCGTCCGACACCGCGGACGCTTCCGAATCGAACGACCAGGACACGCCGGCCGACGAGACGCCCTTCCAGACGTTGGTGTTGACGTCGACCTGCCGAGCGAGCTGCAGGAACGGGTTCCCGGAGCCCTGCGCGGTCATGATGATCGACGGGTCGATGAACACCGGGATGCCGTAGCCGCCCGCAGCCGAGGTGCCCTCGGACATGGCCCGGTACTCTTCCCACGCCCGCATCGCCGACCGCTCCTCGTCGGTGAGGAGGTACCCGGCGTTCGGGTTGGTGACCATCTTCATCCACGCGTCACGGTAGGCGTCGTTCTCGGTGACGAGGATCCGCCGCGCGATGTCGGTGTTGGTGCGGACGTACTTCTCGACCTGCTCCTTCTGGTCGCCGCTCAGTTGCGAGGACGCGTCACGCGAGTCCAGGACCCGCAGGGCACGGTCGCGCGCCTCGGGGACCGTGAGGCGCCGCACGTCGCCGGCGGCATCATCCAGGCCGTAGCGGATGTTGCTGAGGGCCTGCTGGACGGCCTTCGGGCGCTCGCGGAAGATCGACGAGATGCGCTCGTGCTTCTCCAGCTTCGAGACGATCGCCTTCCGGATCTCGATGCCGGTCTCGAGGGCGGCGTCCTCGTCCTCCGTGAGGTCGCGCAGTTCGCCGTTCTCGGTCATGTGGATCGACTTCAGGTGCGCGTCGAGCACCTCGAGGGTGTTGCGGAGTTCGTCGGGGGTGAGACCGCTCAGGTCGTCAAGGCTCCCCGGGATGAGGCCGTTGGCCTCGTCCTTCTCGGCCATTACTGCTCCTTGTGGGTGCGGGCCACGGCGAGCGTGTCGGTGAAGCTCAAGGCTCCGGAATCGACCATGCGCTTGTGCCGTAGCACCAGTTCGGGGGGAAAGTTCGGCGTGTTGTCTCTTGACGCTGCGCCTGCCTCACCGCCACCCACGGCCTCCGTGAGTCGCCCGGTGAAGTTCGGATGCCGCCCCAGTTCGGCGGCGAGTTCCCGGATGAGTTCCTTGCGGTCGTCTCCGGACAATTGCGCCAGCGTCGACCTGACCCCGACGCTGGTGGCTTGGTAGGCGGGGAACACGACCGGTCCCAATTCGTGCAGCGGGTCGATCTCGGTGATGTTCCGCTTCAGCCCCGCGACGCCCGCCCATAGCATGTCGTCGACCTGCTCGATCTTGAGCTTGTTTCCGCTCGCGTCACGCCACTCTTCCTTCGTGACCTCGAACCGGAAGGACATGCCGTCGATCGCGCCGCCCTCGATGGCCTGCCGGATCGGCTCCACCCTCGGGTTGTCATACAGCCGCCCGCGCACGAACAAGCCGGTCTCATCCTCGGATAGTTCCACGAGTGACCCGATGGGGATCGTCCCCGTCGCCGGATCACGGCCGTGGTCGAACTGCATGACCGGCTGGCTGTTCCGGAGCGTCTTCTTGAATGCCCCGCGGGAGATTGTCTCCTCATAGGTTCCGAGCCAGTCGCGGATCATCGTCGGCGTGTCGAACACGGCGGCGTAGCCGGTGAGGTTCCGGCCATCACCCACCGGTTCGGTGGCGCGGAACTCGACCGCGCGCAGGCAAATCGCGCTCATGCGCCAACTCCTTGCGTTGGAGGATCAGTCTGGAAAGGTCCAGGTACGGGCAGGTCGGCGCCCGCCTTGTTGGCGATCTCGCGCGCCTCGTCGGGGGTGATCGTGTTACCTACCGCTAGGTAAACCTTCTGGAGCGTCTCAGCGACATCGCGCTGCTTGACCGCGGTAGTGGATGCACCCGCAGATCCACTACTGCCCGGCGATTCTCCGCCGGGCGCCTGCAGCTGCACACTGAACAGTCCCGAGTGATTCAGAAGAGACCAGTCACGGGCCCGGAGTGCGGCGACGATCGAGTCCGCTTCGTAGCCGGCGTCGATCAGGTTCCGGATCGTCTGCGCCTCCGTAGAGGCGATCTCTGCGGCGTCCTTGCCGTCCTCCCGCAGCAACGGGATGTCGGAGGTGTCGAACCACAGTTCGGAGTCGCCGGGGACGTTGATGATTGAAGACAGGGAAGCGCAGATGTTCTGCAGGTTCGGATATACCCACGTGTCCGCGAAGGTCCTCCGTGCGGCAGAGAAGTTGCCGGCATTGAGGCTCGACCCTTGCAGCCCCTCGCTGATACCGAGAATCGCGGCAGGGACCCTGGACAGGACACTGATGCGAGTCTCGCCGGACCCCTGAACAGCGCGGAAGTCGATGTCCTTCAGGTTCGCACCGATCGGGGTGGCGTCCGCGCCTGCCGTCAGATACAGCGTCTTGAATGCGTTCGACGCGCCGGCGTGCTTGGCTTCGATCGCCTCGACAAGCTCATCGAACTGTGCCCTCGTCTGCGCCGGGATTCCCTTCACCACAAGGTTCGGCGTGGCGGCATTCGTGAAGTACTTCAGCTTGTGTTCAGTCGCTGACCGGTCGGCCTGCATATCCCGGATCGCGGGTGTCAACCATGACATCCCCAAGCCAGGATTCAGCGGGTCCGGGATCGGCGCCCAGTGCGCCACGTCGGCTACGTCGAGCGTCTGCAGCTTTCCTTGACCGGTAACCAGCCCACCGGACCGGTAGACGTAACCGATGATCTCGCCGTCGATCGCGTCGGCCGCGGCATCCGGCTCCGACTCCGACGCCCACAGCACCCCAGTCCAATCGGGACGCAATAGCCGGATCGCGCTTCCCGGGCGGTTGCGGTTGTACGCGTAGGCATTCCCGGCAAGCCCCGCATGCCACTCCATCCGCGCGAGCAGATCCTGCGTCGTGCCATTGCGCCACGGCGCCTCCAGAGGAGCCAGGGCAGTGGTTCCGAAGATCTTTCGCGGGGTAGTCGAGACACGACGGTTCCGGAACACGAACCGGCCCTGCGACAGCACAAACGCGCGCAGCATCTGGGCCGCGAATGCCGGCGGCGCCTGCTGCAACTGCGCCATGTATCCAGGCAACGTATGCGAGATCGCCTGTAGCTTCTGGCCCGAGTATGTCGTGTTCAATCCAGCCATGTACTGCTGACCGTTGAACGAGAACGACGTCAGGTCAGCGATCCAGTCATCCATACTGAACCGCTTCTCGACCGTCCGCGCCGAGGCGATCCGATCAAGAAGACCCATTGGTCCGCGCGTCCTTCCAGCCGACCTTCACCGCGGTGCCGACCCACGCGGCAACGAACCACGCGCCGGTGAAGAACTTGGCGACGATCCATCCGATTGCATACAGCAGCGCCGCGACCACCGTGAGAACTGTGTAGCCGAACCTGACCTGTCGCGCCTCCTCGGTGATGCGGCCCACGGGGACCTGTTCCAGCAAGTGGGCCATTACCCGTCTCCTTCGTTATCGCCAGGCGCCGAAGAATGCGGCGGGCTCCTCAGGCATTAGTCCGTGCTCGATCGCGTGCGCGCGTGCCTCATGCGCCAGGACGGCGGCAACACCGGCATCGATCCACATGCCCGGCCCACGCTTGGCCATCTTGAGGTAATGGGTCTGGAGCAACTCGTCCTCACCAGGGCGGGGCTTCTTCCGCGAGCCCTTCACGATCACCGCATTCTTGGCGTGTGCGGTCAGATGCCCGCCGCCATCATGGGCTATCTCTCCGGCGGAGAACGCCGTGGTGAACCGCTCGATTGCCCGATCCATGCGCTGTTCGACGTTCGTCGGGAACTCGACAACCTTGTCAGGCCATTCGCCGGCCCAGGAGTCCAAGTAGTCCTGCCACCTGTAGGGGTCGGCGAACATCATCATCACCTTGTAAGCACCGAACGTGTCGCGGACCACGCGGTCAACCTCGGTTGAGGGAACTTTCCAGTCAACTATGTCCGGGGGGCGCTCCCACACTCGCAGCTCGAACAGCTTGCCGTCAGACATCCTCGACGCGATCAGTGCCGTAGCGTCCCGATATTTGGCACCGTCGAACCCAAGCGCGATCACCTCGCCGGCCTTGAGCTCTTCCTGGGCGGCCTTCAAATCCCACTGGATCGGGTCGACGAACACCGACTCGCCGACGACGATCTCATTCAGGAAGAACCGCCGCCGGTCGGCCTCCATGTGCCGCAGTGAGCGGCATTCGGAGAAGATCCGGCCCTTGATGTTGACCCAGCCACCCCGCTCCCGTGCCGAATCCCCGTACTGACGCAGCAGCTCCTGGTAGAGCTCCTCGTCGTTATCGATATCCTCGACGCGCTTCGGCTCGATCGTGTCGACGTAGATGTCGGCGTCCTTGGAGTCCGCCGTGATCTGAGCCTCCGACCCCTCGGTCGGATCCCACGCGTTCGTCAGTTCCAGCCAGCGGCCATCCATACCGGCGACGTTCCGCTTCACCGCGCCCGCCACCCGGCGAAACCCACCCTGCAGCGTGAACAGATGCGTCTCAGTCAGGGTCACGAACGACATCGGCGCACCCAATCGCGCACGTGCCGATGTGGTGGCCGGCTCGAGCTTCCCCCCCGAAGTGAGGTCGATCTTCGTCTCGCCGATCTCCCGCACCCGGGGGTCATCGATCAGGGGACCACGACGACCCATCTCCTTCAACGGGCGCCAGGTGTTGTCGGTCTGCTCCTCCGATGTCCCCAGGTTCACGATCAGCGGAGTTGGATAGGGCTTACCGACAGGTTCACCTGCCGCGTCCCACCCGTCGAACCTCGTCGGCCCCAGAGCCTCCGCCCAGCAGATCGCCGCGCCGAACGGATCCTTGCCCCACTTCTGCGATCTGCGCAGCTGACCGCCGGTGTGCTTCATGCCGATCGGCCCCGGCCACGGTTCCGCCCGCGGATCCAGACGATAGAAGTGCAGCAGGAACCGCCACATCTCGTCCGTCAACTGGTACGGCTCGCCCTGCCGGTAGCCGTCCGGGATAACCAAGTGCGCCTCGATCCACTCCCCGACGTCATACCCGAGAGTCGGAAACGACTGGTTCTCGTCGGGGCCGCACCACGGCATCAGACCGCCTTAACCCGGCCGCGGGCGGTGCTCGAGGTCTCCCGCTGCTGCTGCACCTCGTCAGCGACGATCTCCCACAGCAGGAGCCGCATCGCCTTCGGCGTCAAACCGAGTCGGTCCTCGAGCTGGCGGGCCTCCGACATCGCGTCCTTGTCCAGACGCTCCGCAGCGATCACCAGCCGGGCGTACCGGGCGACCACGCGAGTCCAGCCCAGCCGCTCCCACGCCACCGCCTGAGGCGTAGCCCATAGTTCCGACCACACCTCGAGCTCAGCGGCATGCCCGCCGGCCTCGTCGTCCTCAGGGACATTCAGAGGCCATGACGGCACCGGGCCCGGACGACCCTCGGCCGGAAGCCGCAGCGGCCCCACGCGGCTGTTACGGCGCACTGGGTCGGTCTTTGGGGCAGCCGGCACGACGACCACCTCCTGGGAACCGTACAGATTGCGAGACAGCTTGGTTGCGGGTCCTAAGGGTTCACGCCGTT